TCCAACTCGATTATCACATGAGTACAGGCGCAACATCCACATCCATTACCTGCAAAAGAATATCGCTTTGTAGGATATGGCAAGCTTCCCCATCTAGTATCTGCTTGTCTAAATATCTTACTATTCATCTTCTTTCACCTCTTCAATATCTTCTTCATTGTCTTCTGTACCATACTCTTCTACGATATATTCTTCATTTTCAGCGACCACTTCTGGGTCTTCTGTTGCATCTTCATAGAAAATTTCACCTGCATAGTCTTTCTCTTTCTCACGTTTAAGTTGTCTTGTGACACCTGTACCAATACAACCCTCTTCGGTAAAGTTATTATTCTTGTAGTGAGAATAATAAGCCCAGACAAATGCAGTGACTACAACAAGCACAAGTTTATAGACAGCCTGTACTTGCTCATCCGTAAACTCGATGATATGAAAAGCGGAAAGAAAATCAACAACCGCAGTAATAAATGCAATTATTGTCTGCTTTCTTGTCTCAGCATCCATACCAATGAACTTATAAATAGCATCTTTCATTTCTAATCTACCTCCAATTTAATCTTCAAGTGTATTGTTATACAAAGGTAATTTTTGTACTTCATTCATAATTTTCTCAGCAGTACCATTTCCTTTTAACTTCTGATAAGGCACATAGAGATAATCATGCAAATTTTCATACTCATCCTTTGTAATGTACCCACGTTTACAGTATTTCTCTCCTAGATAACAAATTCTGTCATGAGCAAGTCCTTTTAGCATCTGTGACTGTAATTCAAGTTGCTCATCTTCTTTCGCACGTCTATTATCCTTGGAACTAAAACGTGCGGATAGAAATGTCCAGAATCCTGTAGAAGCAAACACAGCAGTAATGATTATGACCACTATATTTTCTGGATTCATTATGGTGAACCTCCTTTCTTTTTATTTCCCATTCTAACATACCACCTCACATAGTTAAAGAGACTTGGCAATTATTATCACCAAGTCTCTTAATACACTCCACAATAGAGGTGACATTATTTAGTTGAGTAAGGTTCACCTGTAATCTCTTCATACTCTTCTGGTGTAATCTTACCCTTCTTGACTACATTTTTCAGTGCTTTCTTATTCCAGAATCCACTGTCATAGTAGTATTTGTATTTCTCAAAGTCCTTGCTGTGTTCAACTTCCTCAACAACTTCTTCGATGATTTCTTCTTCTGGTGTTCCAGACTTCTTAAGTTTACTCATCCTCTTCATCCTCCTCTTCTGTGTCATCTTCATTAGGGAGTTCAATATCAGCCATAATAGCTAGATATTCAATTGTAGCCTGCTGTTGTTCAATAGTAGCTGACATTTGCTCAAATTGACGTTCAGTGACCACATCAGTCTTACATCTCTTAAACAGGAACATTATTAAATTCTCCTTTCCACAAATTTTTATAATACTCATCCATACGGATTACTAACTTATGGTTATTGCCTTTACTGGCATGACTTCTCCATGCAGAATAGCAATCATCTACTTTGGCTCGTGTTCTTTCACCTTTCTTCGCAAGAGCAACTAACCTGTAGAGTTTCTTCCTTTCTCGCTTTACGTTTTCTGGATTTAATAACATCAGTACTTTGCCTGTGTCTGTCAACAGGAATTTGAATCCGAGAAACATAATGCCATTCTTTAATGGATATACTCTAGTCTTCTTCTCATTAAACTCAAAACCCATACTCTTCAACTTTTCTCTCAGCTTGACTTTACACTCTTCCAAGTATTCAGCATCTTCGTGAATAAGTATGAAGTCATCCATGTATCGAATATAATATTTTATTCTTAACACCTCTTTGATGTAGTGGTCTATTGGGTCTAGGACACTTATACCTGCTATCTGAATCATTTGACTGCCAGGATTAAATCCCACATCACCTGCATATTGTTCATCAAGTACTTTCTCTGCCCTATGATATACATAATCTTGTAACTTTCTCCGAAAAATATATTTTGCAACATCATGTTGCATATTCGGATAGTAACCATGAATATCACATTGCAGTACAGACCATTCTAGTCCTTTCTTTCTGAAACACTTATGCAGAAATATCTTCAAGCGGTTTCTTGCATCATCTGTTCCTTTTCCTTTCTGACAAGCACAATTATCTCTCACGAAACCTTTGACCATTACAGGATAAATTGAATTATCATTAAGACTTCTCTGATATACCCTGTCTCTAAAGGTGATACTTAAAATATCACGCTCTTTTGGTGAAGTCACCTTGAATTTAGTAGGTGGACTTGCTTTATATGTTCCGTCTTTTAACTGTTGCTCTAGGATGAGTGTTCTCTCAATACCATTCAGAAAGAAACTAGCAACAGAACCCTTCCACATAACACCTTTCTTGCACTTATACATGGATTCATATAGTGCTTCAAATCCAATGATAGATTCTTCAAGATTATCTTGTGATTCATCTATTAAATTGTCCATCATGTATATAGCAGTACCAACTTAAAGGTGATTAAGTTGACTGCATCACAATGGTGTTGTTTAGCCTTAAGGCAAGGGATTCAGTTCTTTGTGCCATATTTCATAGTGCGTCACTCTTACGGAGCGACTTGTTGTGCCTATTATTTTCACACAATCCGGAGCGCACCTATTCGAGTTCGTAGCGTTGTTGTTGTTGACATTACCAGAAGAATTCACATTCCATGTATTGTTAGCATTGCCACGATTCGTGCTACGTAACCTAACGTTCTGTGCATTGTAACTTACACCCTGTGAATTAGTAAGTTATGATAGATTACCATAACGCTTACTGTCTGATTCATTCCAACTACGGATTTTATTGCGAACTGCTATTGTCTTCTCGCTCCAATATCTGATTCTCTTGGTCTTAAGGTGGAACACTTCTTGAGCCAACTGTATCAGTGCAAGCAGATTGTTACAATTTCTAGCGGCTTGCTGTTGCAATCCACACCTTTCAATCCAATCTGTCTTTTCTGTCACATAGATATTATTTGCTGTCCAACAATCTATGAAAATAGAAGTGGCGGTAGAAATAATTTTGTTTGTGATACCATTGTTATACTCTGGTAGAAAGACATTCTGATTCTTAGTGATTTTAATTGTATAAGCCGCAAGGTGTCTTGCCATAACAATTACTTCTAGC